CAAAGAAGAGGATTTGGACTCCGAAATAACGGTCCTCTGAGAAAGAGTCTTTAACTTAGTATAAATATAGGAAAAAGCTAGTAATATGGCTGCCATTGTAACAGATCAATTTAGGATTTTAAATGCAAATAACTTTGTAGAGACTGTAGAAAGTCCTGCAAATTCTTATTACGTATTTCTAGGATTGACAAATCCAACTACAGTTGGATTCGGTAGAACGAATAATTGGGATGATAATATACCAAACCCAACAGACAGTATTGATATAGTAAATCATACTGCTGATACTATGATGTTTGGTAAGAAAGTAGGTGCTGCTAATATTCGTAGATTGGTTAGAAGAACAAATTGGATTCAAGGAACACGATATGAAATGTATCGTCATGATTATAGTGGATCAAGTCCTGCTCCAATAACACAATCTTCTAGATTATATGATGCAAACTATTATGTAATGAATAAAAATTACAATGTTTATGTTTGTATTGATAATGGATCCTCTGGAATTAGTACTACAGGTAATGCATCTCAAGATGAACCATTATTTACTGATCTAGAACCATCTGCTGCTGGTAGTAGTGGAGATGCTTATGTTTGGAAGTATTTGTTTACTGTTTCTCCAAGTGATATTATAAAATTTGATTCTACTGAATATATAACTGTTCCAAATCAATGGGCAACTAGTACTGATTCTCAAATACAATCAGTTCGTGATAATGCTGATTCATCATTAAATAATAATCAAATTAAGAAAATCTATATTGAAAATCAAGGATCTGGGTATTCTGGTGGATTAGGTCAAGAATTTGATATTGTTGGTGATGGAACAGGAGGTAAAGTAGTTATTGATGTTGTTAGTGGAAAAATAACTAAGGCTATTGTATCTTCTGGTGGTAAGGGTTATACTTGGGGATTTGTTGATCTGGGTAGGATTAATTCTACTTCTTCAGTATCAGCAAAACTAATCCCAATTATTCCTCCATCAAAAGGACATGGATCTGATATTTACAAAGAATTAGGAACTGATAAGATCTTAATTTATGCTAGATTTGATGATAAAGATAAGGATTTTCCAATTGATACTAAATTTTCACAAATTGGTATTGTAAAAAATCCAACAGTTTCTGGATCAGCTACAACTTTTACAGATAGTCAATTTTCATCATTAAATTCTATTAAATTTTCAAGTGTTACTGGAACTGCTCCTGTTGCTGGTAATTTAATTACACAACAGCAAACAGGTGGAATTGCTAAAGGGTATGTTGCATCATATGACTCAGAAACTTTAGTTCTTAAATATTATCAAGATAGAAATCTTTATTACAATGCTACTTCTCATGATCAGACTGATTATGTTGGAGTATCTACGTCTGGTAAAGTAGTACCTTTTGAATCTTCAGCAACTCAAGTGAATTTCCCTAGTGGAAATGGTGCTATAGACACTAACTTTAATGTAGGTATTACTACTGTAAATAATAAAGTTATTAGTCTTGGTGTTAATTTTGCAAATGGACTTGCTAGTCCTGAGATAAATAAAGGATCAGGGGAAATAATCTATCTAGATAATAGACCTTTGATTGCTCGAAACACTCGACAAAAAGAAGACGTTAAGATCATCCTGGAATTCTAAAGAAAAATGCCACAGAAGACGAATTTAAATGTAAGTCCTTATTACGATGATTTTGATAAGGCAAATAATTTTTATAAGGTATTATTTAAGCCAGGTCAACCAGTACAGGCTAGAGAATTAACCACCCTGCAATCTATGTTGCAGAATCAAGTTGAATCTTTCGGTAGTCATGTATTTAAAGAGGGATCAATGGTGGTTCCTGGTAATATTAACGTTGATACAGATTATCATTCAGTAAAGATAGAAACAGATCATTTAGGTATACCAGTAGCATTATATGCAGAACAATTAAAGTCAGTAAAATTAAAAGGTCAGACATCAGGCATTGTCATTTCTGTAAATGGGTATGCATTACCTGCATCTGGAACTGATATTACAGATTTGACATTATATGTTAGTTATTTGGATGCTGGTCCAGATAATACTATAAGAACTTTAGATGATGGTGAAGTTCTTATAACACAAGATGCATTTGTATATGGAAATACTCCTGTTAATATTGGAGATACTGTAGCTACTGTTAATGCCAATGATGCATGTGCTATTGGTAGTGCTGTAAGTATTGGAGAAGGTGTATATTTTATTAGAGGAACTTTTGTCGATGTAGCATCTGATGTACTTGTTTTAGATCCTTATGAGAATTTACCATCATATAGAATAGGATTAAATGTTCAGGAAGAATTAGTCAGTGCCAAAGATGATGCATCATTATTTGATAATGCTAGAGGATTTACTAACTATGCAGCACCAGGTGCAGATAGATTAAAAATTTCAACAACTTTAATTAAAAAATCATTAAATGATTATGATGATAAGACATTTATTGAATTAGTTAAAATAGATAAAGGAGTAATTAAGAAATTACAGAATGATTCGGTATATTCATATCTTGGTAAAGAGTTTGCTAGAAGAACATTTAAAGAATCTGGTCATTATACGGTAGAACCATTTACTATCCAACCAACAGAATCATTAAATGATGGTATATCTAATGAGGGTGCTTTCTCATCAGATAGAAAAACAGATCAAGGTAATACTCCTAGTGATGATTTAATGTGTTATAAAGTATCACCAGGTAAAGCATTTGTTCAGGGATGGGAAGTTAATAGAAATGGTACAAGTATACTAGATGTAGATAAGCCAAGAGAGAAAGAGACTGTTGATAGAGCTAATGTTCCATTTACCGTAGGTAATTTATTAAGAGTTAATAATGTATTTGGAACACCATTTATCGGTGTTAATAAAAACTCTAATATTATTTCCTTTACAAACTATAGAAAAACTGCTGCTTCACCAACAGCCATACCATCTGGATCAACTGTAATAGGTCAAGCTAGAGTTTATTCTTTTGGTGTAACTGATGCAGCATATACTAATTCATCTACATCTTGGGATTTATATCTTTTTGATATTCAAACTTATCAACAATTAACTGTTAATAACTCATTAACTAATGCAGAATTACCAGCAACTTCATATGTTAGGGGTGTAAGTAGTGGTGCTACTGGTTATGCGGTTTCTGCTGGAGGTGGTGCAACTACTGTTACTTTAACACAAACTTCTGGTACTTTTATTGAAGGAGAACAAATTATTATTAATGATAATGATTCACTTTCTAGAAGTACCGTATCTGTAAAAGTTTGGGAAGTTTCGGATATTAAATCTGTATATCAGGATACATCAGCAGAAAGTGGATATACTGCAGACTTTAGTGCTGATGCTGTTTTGTACCCATCAACTCCTAAAGGATTTAGTAGTGGTGATGAAGTTTTTGTAACATCAGCTGGTGCTGTTAGTGCTCAAGGTAGGAATTTCTTAGGTATTAGAAGTGATAGTATTATTGCATATCCAATGTCTGTTGCTGCTCATAATGGTTTAGAAACATTTAACCGAGTGGTTTCTGTAGAAGCAGATGGTCTTACAATGAATGTTGCTGGAGTTAGTACCATCACAGGTGTTACTGATGGTGGATTACCTGCTTCAGGTACAGTATCTCCAACTGGACTTAGAGTTATGACTCCTACGATTCTCAATAATGAGAATTCTGGACTTTATGCACCATTAGGATTTAATGATGTTTCTGATGTAAATCTTGCAGGATCTACATTATTAGTAACAAAAGCAATAACTGGCGAATCTACAAATGGTGCTGGTCAACTATCATTCAATATAGCAAGTAGTGGAATTTCAAGTGCATTCTATAGTGCATTTGATGCTGAAAGATATTCCATACACTATGCTGATGGTAGTATAGAAGATTTAACATCAGATCAATTCGTATTGACTAATGCTGGTGGGACAGTAACTATTAATGGATGTACGGCATCTCAAAGTAATGTTATAGTTAATGCAACAATAAGAAAAGATTCCATTCAGAATAAACAAAAAGTTTATGTAAGAAGTGAGAAAATGTCTGTAAATAAGACACTTGTTGGTGTCTCTACAGTCTCAAATGGATTAACTGAGAATGCTTACTATGGACTTAGAGTTCAGGATAAAGAAGTATCATTAAACGTACCAGATGTTGCAAATATTGTTGGTATATATGAATCTTTAGATACTAATGTACCAATTTTAGACAAATTAATTTTTGTTAATGGATTGGGATTAAATACTAATTCTATTCTTGGTGAAAGAGTTGTTGGATCTACAAGTGGTGCTGTTGCTCAAATAACATCTAGAGATTCTGCAACACAAATTGAAATTGGATATTTGAATGATAAGAAGTTTATTATTGGCGAAACGGTTACATTCCAAGAGTCTAATATTATAAGTGTTTTAATTGATACTACTTTAGGTAATTATTTGAATATTACTGACAGATATAGTTTAGATAAGGGTCAAAGGGAACAGTTCTATGATTATTCTAGAATAGTTAGAAGAAGTACTTTTGGTGCTCCTACTGGACAACTATTGATAGTTTATAACCAATACCAAGTTCCAGCTGCTGATAGTGGAGATGTATATACTGTTGAATCATATGATGATGAAAGATTTAGTCAAGATATTCCTCATTTGAAGAATGGATTAAGAGCAACTGATACTATTGATTTTAGACCAAGAGTTCAAAATTGGGGAACAACTGCTACTTCTAGTCCATTTGCATGGGCAAGTAGACAATTTGGTACTGCTGGAGTTAATCCTACATTAGTAGTTGCTCCAGGAGAAGCTTCTGTTCTTGGAATGAGTTACTATCTACCAAGAATTGATAAATTAGTTCTTACACCAGGATTAGATGAAGATGGTATTGCTCGTGATAAGAGAGGTAAATTTGAAATAATTCAAGGAGTTGGTTCATTGCAACCAGGAGTTCCAGCAACCATTGATAATTCAATGCATGTTGCAAATATTATATTACCTGCATATCTTTATGATCCAGACGATGCTAGAGTAGTCCTAGTGGATAATAGAAGATATACTATGAGAGATATTGGTAAGATTGAAGATAGAGTTGAGAATTTAGAAATAACTACATCTTTGAGTCTTTTAGAACTTGATACTAAAACTTTACAGGTACAAGATGCAGATGGTCTTTCTAGATTTAAGACTGGTTTCTTTGTAGATGACTTTAAGAGTAATGCATTTGTAGATGTTGATAATGATGATTGTAAGGTTGATGTTAAAACAGATGATAAGGAATTACGTGTTCCTCTAGATTTCTTTACAGTTAAACCTGAATTGGCAGTATCTCCTGATATTAATATAGAGACTTGCGATTTTTCATCAAATCTTAATCTATTAGATTCAAATTTACAAAAAACAGGAGATTTAATAACACTTAAGTATGAAGAAGATGGGTGGATTGAACAACCATTAGCATCTAGAGTAGAGAATGTAAACCCATTTAATATGGTTGAATATATTGGATTTATTGAATTAAATCCATCAGCAGATACTTGGGTTAGAAATGTTTATGTTGATGGTGGTGAAAGGACAGTAACTGGTGAAAGAGGTGGATTTGTTGGTGAATATATTGATACTGTTCAAATTGGTAGTAGACCAGACACTCATATTCGTTCTAGAAACGTTGCATTTAGTGCAAATGCATTAAGACCTGTTGCTAGGTTCTATCCATTCTTTGATGGAACTAGTGGTATTGATATTGTACCTAAACTATTAGAAGTTTCTATGGATACTGGTATTTTCAATAATGGAGAAACTATAGAAGCATATAATGGATCAACACTTGTTGCATCATTTAGAACATGCCAACCAAATCATAAAACTGGTCCAAATTTAGCACCAGCAACAACATTTAATGCTAATCCATATAATACAGCAATTGATTTACCAACTTCATATGCAGCATCTTCTACAGTTGTAAATGTAGACGTTGCATCATTAGTGGAAGAAGCTCAAGGTCAATATTTTGGATATGTTGAAAAAGGTACAGTATTAGTAGGAGCATCAAGTGGTGCTCAAGCAACTATTACTGATCTTAAGTTAGTTGCTGATACATTTGGGGATTTATTTGGAGCATTCTGGTTTAGAAATCCATTAGCAACTCCACCCCCAAGTTTAAGATTTAGAACTGGTACTAGATCATTCAAATTAACATCAAGTGAATCAAATGCTGAACCATTACCAGGAAGTCTTTTAATCAGTAGTGGTGAAACTACTTACCGTACAAGTGGAATAGTTGATATTTACAGCCAGACCTTGGTTAGAGTCGTTGCACCACCCCCACCACCACGTAGATGTGACCCTCTTGCACAGACATTTACTACAGATACTAGTTCTGGGTGTTTCTTGACTTCTGTTGACCTATTCATGGCGAATAAGGATGCTTCACAGAAATTAAGGGTAGAACTTAGAACAGTAGAATTAGGAACACCAACAGCTATATTGGTTCAAGAATTCTCAGCAGTTACACTTGATCCATCACAGATTAATACATCTACAGATGGAACAGTTGCAACTAATGTTAAGTTCCCATCTCCAATTTGGTTAGAACCAGATACTGAGTATGCATTGGTACTTCTTGCACCAACTTCTGATCTTTACGAATCTTGGATTGCTAAGATGGGTGAAAGAACAGTTAATACAACAACCTTACCTGATGCTGAGAGTGTTATGGTTACACGTCAGTACTTGGGAGGAAGTTTATTTAAGTCACAGAACGGTACAATTTGGACTCCAAGCCAGTTTGAAGATATGAAGTTTAAACTTTATAAAGCACAATTTACTTCACAGGCAGGAAGTGTTTATTTCTACAATCCATCACTTGGAAAGAGGAATAATGTAATACCAAGATTGCTTCCAAATTCAATTAGAACTCTACCAAGAAAGTTAAAAGTTGGAATTACTGAAGTAAGTAATGCTAGTATGATGGCACAACTTAATGTTGGTAGAAAGGTTAGTGAAGATAATGGAACAGGGATTCATGGATATATTGAGAAGACTGGTGGACCAGCTAATACTGTGGCACTCAGTAATGGTGGTAAAGGGTATGGTAAATTAAGTGCTACTACAAATGGTGTTCCTACCTATGCTATTACTGGTAATGGAACTGGTGCTACACTTAATGTAACTGTAAATGGTTCTGGTGTTGTAACTGGTGTTGCTCGTGTTGATGATGGTAATGGATATGTAGCTGGTGATACTATTGGGATTCAAACATCTTCAATGGATAAAGGTGCTGGATGTGTAGTAACAGTTAGTGCAACTAACAAGATTGATACGTTATACTTGACAAATGTTCAAGGTCAAGAATTTACAACTGGTAAAGATTTAGTCTGGTTTAATGACGCAGGAACAGGTGTTGCTGCAGCAAGTACTGATATTACATCTTCTAGTGTTATTAGTGATTTCTATAATGGTAATGTTATTGAGGTTACTCAATATAATCATGGTATGGAAGCAGATAATAACCTAGTTACTTTGTCTGATATTGAACCAACTGGTGCTCCTATTCTTACAACTACTGCTTTCAGTATAAGCGAAACAGGTAATATAGGACTTGCTGATACTACTTCATTCTCAACATGGAATGGTGCTACAGCAACTTCTGGATATGTTAGAGTTGAGAGTGAAGTTATGTTCTATAACAGTATTGGAAATGGAGTATTAGGTATTGCAACTAGAGGTTGTGAGGGTACTCTTCCAAGACAACATCCTGTTGGTGCTGTTTCTAAGAAGTATGAATTAAATGGATTCTCATTGACTGGTATTAATACTGATCATAATCTACCTAGCAATTCAACTTTAAGTAATGCTAGTGATATTGATAAGTATTATCTAGAAATGGATCGTGGAACACAGAACGGTGATGTAGCAAATTCTATGACTCAAGGTGACGGATTATTATCATTTACCAATGAAAGATCTGTTGGTGGAAATAATATATTTGCCTCACAGAATTTCCAATTTAATGGTATTATCCCATCATTTAATATTATTACACCTGGCGAAGGTACAGCAGTTAATGCCCAATTAAGGACAGTTTCTGGTACTAGTGCTGGTGGTTCTGAGATTTCCTTTAGAGATCAAGGATATGAAAATATAGAAATTAATGAGTATAATAGACTAACATCTACAAGATTACTCTGTTCTCAGATTAATGAGAATACTAGATTAACCTCTCTACCTAAGAATAGATCTGTAACAGCTTCTGTTAGATTTACTTCAGATAATACTAATACATCTCCAGTATTAGATACCAAGCAAGGTATTTCCTTTATCTTAGAAAGAAGTAGACTTAATGATCCTATCGATGATTATGCAACAGATGGTAGATCTAATCAAATTACTGGTGATCCTCATGCTGCTTGTTATATTTCAAAGAGAATTGATTTAAAACAACCTGCAACTTCAATAAAAGTTCTAGTTGGTGCTCATAGAAATGATAATTCCGACTTTAGAGTTTTATATCAATTGTTTAGAACAGATTCTGGTGAAGTTGAACAAGGTTATGAATTATTCCCTGGATATGACAACTTAAGAGATACTGATGGTGATGGATTTGGTGATGAGATTATTGATGTAACACGTCATAGTGGATTACCTGATGCTGTTGTTGGAGCAAGTAGAGATGGTGAATTTAATGAGTATCAATTTAGTGTTGATGAACTTGATGAATTTACTGGGTTTAAAATAAAGATTGTGTTTAGTGGAAGTGATGAAGCAAATCCACCTAAATTACAAGACCTAAGAGTTCTTGCTTTAGCATGATCCCTGTCCAAGATCATAGAAATTTATATAGAGATGAAGAATCTGGAGCTATTATTAGCACAGATTCTATTGCTTATTCTCAATATATAAAGACCAGATCTAAAAAAAGAACTGAAAGGGATGAAATTGAGGATATAAAATCAGACATTGCTGAGATTAAAGGATTGTTAAAAGAGATTGTTAGGGATAAAGGATGTTAGGAGTATAAATATACTTTAGATCCAGATTTTATATTAAATGGCAGCTGTTTATGTTAGCAACCTTGTTATAAACACTTGTGCTACGTTTAAACAAACGTTCACATTAGAAGATAGTGGATCAAACTCTCCTCTAAATTTAAGTGGTTATACGGTTAGATCTCACATGAGAAAGCATCCAGGAGCATCAACGTTCACTGATTTAAATGCTGCTATTCTAAATGTTAATGATGGAACAGTAACGGTTGGACTTACGACCAGTCAATGCACTGTAATGAAACCAGGCAGATATGTATATGATGTATTAATAACTGATAGTAGTAATACTACAACCAGTGTAGTGGAAGGGTCTGTTCTTGTTAGGAAAGGAGTGACTCAATAATGCCAGATATTAAAGTTAGAGTTGGTCAGCAAAATGCTGTAAAGGTTGTTTCTTCTATTGCAGGAAGTCAATCATTGACTTTAGGTAATTTATCTGATGTGAATGCAGCTGGAGCCACGAATGGTATGGTTCTTGTATATAATTCAACTACTGGACAGTGGGATGCCACACTAGAATTAACTCCAGGAGCAACTCAAAATTTAGACATTAACGGAGGTAGTTTTTAAGTCATGGCAAGTATTATAAGAGTAAAACGATCTACAGGAACGGCTGCTCCTTCTGCCTTAAATTTTGGTGAATTAGCATATACAGATGGTGTAGGAACCCACGGTGATAAAGGATATAGATTATTTGTTGGAGATCAAGGTGGTCTAGGTGGAGATGTTGATGTAATTGGTGGTAGATATTTCACAGACTTATTAAGTACTGGACCAGGTTTAGTTGCAGGTCAAACAAACCCAACAACTGCTGCTAATGGATTTGTTGCAATTCTTGACCAGAACAGAAAAGTTGATCAATGGAACGTAGATAATTTAACATTAGATTCAAATACATTATCATCAAGTAATACTGATGGTGATATTATCTTTAATCCGAATGGATCGGGTGAGGTAATGATTCCTGATGATACTTTCATCGGATTTGGTGGTGGTGCAGATGGAGCAGCTGCTGCTGATGCAAAGATAGAATATGATGAGAATGGTACAGATAAGGTTCAAGTAACTGGTGCTAATTGGAGATTTAATAATCAAATTCAAGTTAGTGAATTAGACGTTGTTGGTGTATCAACTTTAAACAGTTCTGGTGGTATAACAACTACTGGTGGTGACTTATATGTTGGTGGTGACTTATATGTACTAGATGACTTAGTATTTGATGAGTTTACTGCAAGAAATGCAAAAGTAACTGGTATTTCTACATTTAATTTTGTAAATGTTACTGGATTCTCTACCTTTACTGGTGGAGTAAGAATTGATAATATTGGTATTTCATCCAATGTTATTCATACCAAATCTGGTGGCGGCAATGTAATGTACATTGACCCATATCCAGATGGTTTAAGTAATGAAGGTACAGTAATTGTTAAAGGTGATTTACAGGTAGATGGTACAACCACATCTGTTAATTCTACTAATGTAACGATTAATGATGCTATAATGAAGGTTGGTGATGTAACCAGTAAGAGAACTGTAATGACAGCAGTTGGTTCTGGTACTTCAACAATTGTGCTTGATTCTGTTGTTGGTATTAATACCAATGATACTCTTACTGCTGCAGGAATGCCTGGTGCAGGTACAACAACAGTTCATTCATATATTCCACCAGCTAGTGGATCAGGAATTGGTACAGTCTTTATTAACGGAACAACTACTGCTGGTATTAGTACTACAGTTCAAGTAACTGTTACTCATGCATATGACACTAATACTGATCGTGGTATTTCATTCGATTATAATACCAGTTCTGGTGTAGGTAATAATAAGACTGGTTTCTTTGGATATGAAGATTCAACTGGTAAACTTACATTTGTTCCTGATGCAACTATCAATGCTAGTGTAGTCAGTGGAACAAAAGGTTTCCTAGATATTAAAGGTATTTACTATCAATCTGGTGATTATGCCACCAGTGGTGTGGTATACTTTGATGCTAATGGATTGCAAAATTCAACAGTAGCACCTGCTGCTGGTATTA